AACAGAAAGAGTCACGGCCTAGACGATGACAACGAATACAACAATTGAGATCACAGGACTCAAGGAAGCAATTCGTTCCCTCAACAAGGTTGAGCCTGGACTCCGCAAACAGTTTGTTCAAGATGCAACGCGTATTGCTCAACCTGCCATTCAGGAAGTTCAGCGCGGATACACGCAAGTTCCGCTTTCTGGTATGGCGCGTAAATGGCAACAAGACAATAAAAAGATATTTCCGTTTTCGGTTGCCAGGGCAATCTCTGGAGTCAAGTTGAAAGTTGATGCATCTCGAGAAGCCGTTTCTCTGATCTACATCACACAGACAAACGTCGCAGCTGCCGTATTTGAAGCAGCGGGACGCACTCACCAAAACCGCCTAGGCGATTCCCTCGGTCAACTTCGTGCCGGAACTACTCGAGTTCTCGGGCCCGCCGTTTATCGGAAGCGCGGAGAGATTGAGCGTGAAATGCTCAAGGCGTCAATGGACGCAATCCGACTTGTACAGAGAGAACTTGACTAATGGCACTTGCTATCCCAATCATCACAGAGTTTGACGGCAAAGGAATTAAGTCCGCCCTCAACGAATTCAAGAACCTTGAAACGGGCACCGAGAAGGTTGGCTTTGCAGCGCAGCAGGCAGCCAAACTTGCCGTCATTGGTTTCGCAGCATTAGGAGCATCCGCAGCTGCTGCGGGAGCCGTTCTATTCAAGGCAGCACAAGCAGCAGCGCAAGACCAAGCAGCACAAGTTCAACTTGCCAGTTCAATCAAGGCATCAACAACGGCATCTGATCTACAAATCAAGGGTGTTGAGAAATACATTGACAAGACTCAACGCGCGGTTGGTGTGGCGGATGATGAACTTCGTCCGGCATTTGGTCGCCTCGTTCGGGCTACTGGAGACGTCAGCAAGGCTCAAGACCTCCTCAATCTCAGCCTTGACCTAAGCGCATCAACGGGCAAATCGGTAGAACAGACGGCAAACGCAATTTCTAAGGCTCAGGAGAACTCCTATGGGGCTCTCAGCAAACTTGGCGTTGGGTATGACGCTGCAACATTAAAGGCTGCGGGATTTGAAAAAGTCCAGGGAATGCTTGAGGAGCGTTTTGGTGGTTCGGCAGCTGAAAAGGCGAAGACCTATGAGGGCGTTATGGCGCGTCTCAAAATCACTTTGGGCGAACTCCAAGAATCCATTGGCGCAAAAGTTCTGCCAATTTTGACTGAACTCGGTGATTCGGCAGTTCGTATTGCTGAAGCGTTTGGCCTTAAAGGTGCTGCGGGCGGGGTTAAACAACTCGGCGCAGAAATAGTTACTCTTGGAACTGATTCCTCTGGAATGATTAATATTTTTGGCAAAATCTACGACAAGATTGCCGGCTTTGCGAACGGCGTCCAAGCTGCGCTCCTTATTCCAATGGCTGCACTTCACTTTTTAACAACGGGTGACATGGGCACATACAAACTTACAAAAATCCCATCATTCGCTGAGTTAATGGCAGCCAACCCAACAACAACGCGACCCGTCACAACTCAGCAAGCAGAATCATTATTTACTACTCCAACTGTTAGTTCCGCAGCTGGAGCACCTCCTGCAACCATCCCTGCAAAGCCATCAAAAAAAGTTGCTGAACCACCAATGAGCCCTTACAAATCTGAAGGCGTAACGGCGGGCGGATTTTTGACCGGCGGACTTCCCACAATTGACACATCAGGAATTGTTATTAACGTCAACGGTGGAGATCCACAAGCAGTAGTTGATGCCCTACGCGCATATCAACAATCAAACGGTTCAGTACCAATCAGGGTTTCTGGCTAATGGCATACACAACACCGAACGTTTATTACGCAGCCACTTTTGACGGCACCTACACAAAACTGGACGGAGTGCAATCAGTTCTCATCAATCGAGGAAAATCACGATTCCAAGACCCCGCTACCGCTTCCCGATGCACCATTGAACTAATCCCGCAATCAACATTTCCATCAATAACTGTCGGACAATTCATTGACGTCAGAGATGCAAATAGCGGTGCATCTTCAGCATATTTTGCTGGTCGTGTAACAGACATTCAGCGCAGTTACGCAATTCCATACAACTCATCAACGGGGGCTGCACCTGCGGACAGAGTTGTTATTTCAGTTACAGGCGGGACTGGAGTATTAGCCTCATCTGCCACAACAGCAGGCAATATCGGATCACCTGTCGACGCAACGTATTACCTAATGACAATCCCCATGTACTCAAACGTTTACGGGATAACACCACAAAACATTGGGTTCAACTACGCAGGAGCACCTTATCCAACAGCAATTGGTCAAAATGTTGTTGCAGCAGACGTTCAAGTATGGGAAAACTTCAACAACACATTAAACACAATTCAGTATTCAGTTGACGACCTGGACTTAAACAGAACATTCAAACAGAATTACATCAGCCAATATGTCGTGTACGCAGGCGTTTACTCTTACCCGACAGGGCAAACAGGCAAGACAATCAGCTTTGTGGATGACGGGTCAACGGGATCAACTGTGTACAAATACTCACAAGTTGAATACGTTTCTTCAATTCAGTCCGCATTTACCCAGGTCATTGTGGAATCAACCCTTTCGCCAGTTGACATCAATAACGCAACACCGCCATATGTAGGCCTGAATTATTCGACAGCAATTGCAACATCTGGACAAGGCACATCGCTTGGCACCTATGTCCTTGCGGTCAATAATTCAACAACCCCAACACCTTTTGTGGTTGGCACCGGCACTACTTTGCAAGACACCACAGCTGCACTTGGCAAACTTTCCGAATGCCCAATCGGGACTGGCGTCACATTCAAATTCAGAGGAACAACGGCTTCAGCGACAGTTTGTGGTATTAGCGCAAGTTATTACCCCGATAGGGCTAATATCCGTTTAACTCTTTCACCTTCACTTGGCACTCCGTTCACTCTTGACTCAACCGCGTTCGGGGTGCTTGATACAAACAGATTGGCATATCCATAATGGCAACACCAACAGCATTACCAGCATCGTTCACGAGCGGACAAGTCTTAACCGCTTCGGATACCAATCTGTTAAGGGGGGCCTTTCGCACCTTGCAGGTTAAACAGACAGTTCAAAACTCGGCTGTCACTATGACCTCAACATCACAAGCAGATGTGTCTGGAATGTCGGTCAGCATTACGCCTTATTACAGCACCAGCAAAGTTCTCGTCACAGTAAATTTCAACATTGGCTTTGACGGCTCGGCAGACGACACCGGATACTGGCTAGTACGCAATAGCACAAATATCTCCATCGGTGATTATGGTACTGGTTACAGCCTTTATTTACGAGGTAACAGTTCCGCAAACCAAACTCTTGCCATGATTCCATGCTCAATCACATTTCTAGATTCACCAGCAACTACCTCAGCAACAACATACAAACTTGCCTACTACACCCGTACAGGCACCATTTATCTAAACAAACGAGGCAACGACAACAACTTTGTGACTGCCTCAAGTATCACAGTTCAGGAAATTAGCGCATGACCTTACTAGCCCAAATCATTAATTACCTTTATCCCGGCTCGGAATACACCCTTGAAGGTGATACTTACGCGGGTCTTACATGGCACAGTTCCACACCAAAGCCAACCGAAAAAGAACTAGAAGATGCTAGAGATTCCGTAGGCGCACAAATAGCCAAAGATGAAGCAGACAAAGAAGCAGCTCGCCATGCAATTTTTGCTCGTATTGGGTTAACGGTTGAAGAATTAAAATTGATTTTGCCATGAGAAAAACTTTGATTCTATTGATGTTTTTGGCACCGTTAACTTCTTGCGCAGATCGTGAACGCATCAACTGCCCACACACCAAAAACCAAGTCATGACCCGAACAACGGAAATCACCACCCCAACCACCACCATCGCACCAGACGGACGTTGCTAATGAAACTACGCGCAAGACTCTCCAACGAAGAAATCAAAGGCCGATTGATTCTGATTGTCGGGCTGGCAATCTCAATTGCATTTGTCGGCACCGTCTTTGTACTTTTGTATGGACTTCTCTTTGTCACTCAGCCCCTGGAGCAAGCACCCAACGATGCTGAAGCCTGGAAGATATTGTCACCGCTGACCTT